GGTCGCTCTATTGGCCGTACGATTGGCCCCGGCAGTTGCAAAACCGCCGGACAAGTCAGTGCGATTAAATCATCGTACTAGTCGCTCAGGGCTGTACCTGCGCCTATCGTCCTTACTTTGGAGAGCCCGTGATGTCCGCGAACCGTCGTCCACTTGTTGTGGTGAAGATTCCTTTCGTCCCGGAGCGTCTCTGGATTTACTGTAAGGATGAGTGCTGCTGTAGCAGCGATGCTATTGCGGATCCGTTCCATCTGGCCTTCTGTGCGGGTTCGAAACCGCTTTATCGCCTAACGTTAGGGCGATGGACAGTCCAGTGGTACCGGAGATCAGTCTCAGCTCCTAGCAATCGCTAGCCTTAGAGGAGAAGTTTCGTGAGCAACCAAGTCGTTTCTGTTCCAGGTGTAAACAACTGGAAGAGAGTCTGGCCCAACGGCACTGTTGTTGGGTCGGGCTCGGACGTCGTGGCAAATGCTCGCTACTTCTTCGAAAACCGTCCAGACCGAGTGAGAACTCGGAAACCGACTGGATGGCTGTACCCTAAGGGTTACGAGTTGAGCATGAACCGTTATGTGATGCCTCACGGCACGATGTCGCGTGATGTCGGTGGCGGTGTCCTGTTGATTCAGGATGGCGCCCTCGGCACGACGACATCAGGTGGGCCATTTCAAAATTGGCCTGCCCTTTCCGGTTCAGACATTTCGCGGGCTGAGATCAAGGCACTTGAGGCTCTCAAAGAGCAGAAAGTCAACCTTGGTGTCGCTTTTGCGGAGTGTCAGCAAACCGCCGATCTTATCGGCAGTTCTGCGTCCAAAATCGGACGGAGCTTTTCCCAACTAGCCCATGGGCAGTTCAGGAAAGCAGCGCAAACCTTGGGTGTTAACCCTCGGCACGCGCCGCGGCACTGGCTGGAGCTTCAGTACGGTTGGAAACCACTGCTATCTGACGTCTATGGAGCAATTGACTCGCTTCAGCGTACCCAAAGTGAGCACTGGGTAGTGACCACAAAGGGGGCAGTAAAGAACGTCTTAAAGGCGGATACCCTGTTTCAGGATTCTGCCAGATCGACGCTTCGAAAAGAGTCGGGGTTTTCCGGCGTGTTTGTCAGGCTCGATTATGAACCTGGTAACACGTTCTTGTCCTCACTCGCCAACGTTGGCATGACCAACCCGTTGGAAGTCTTATGGGAAAAGGTCCCCTACAGCTTTGTCGTCGATTGGTTCCTTCCGATCGGCGGCTGGCTGGGCTCTATGGACGCTGCCTATGGGTGGCGCTTTAAGAGTGGCTCTAGGTCCGAGTTCCGTAAGAAGATCGTATCTGTTACGAGCGCTGGGGTTTACTACCCTGTCGTCGCGTGCAGCTACGCGGGGAACGAGAAGTATGTCGACCTGAAAAGGACGGTCTACTCTTCGTCTCCCCTTCCTAGGTTCCCGGGGTTGAAGAACCCGGTGAGTCTTGCACATGCAGCGAACGGTTTGTCGCTTCTTGCGCAAGCATTCGGGCGGTCACCCACTAGGGGTGTCCGTTAACTTCCATTCCTTATTAAAGGACCCAAAACCATGCC